TTTAAGAGGTGATCCAAAGTGAAGCAGCAAATTGAATATGTAGAAACGGCAAAATTAGTGCCTTATGCACGCAATTCGCGCACGCATTCTGATGAACAGGTGGCCCAAATTTGCGCATCTATAAAGGAATTTGGCTTCACAAATCCTGTTTTGATTGATGGTGAAGGTGTTATCATTGCCGGCCACGGGCGAACAATGGCAGCGCAGCGATTGGATATGAAAGAGGTGCCATGCCTTAGATTGGGACATTTAACGGATGCCCAAAAGAAGGCATACGTCATTGCCGATAACAAATTGGCACTGAATGCCGGTTGGGATGACGAAATGCTGGCGATAGAATTGAAGGAACTAAACGCAGAAGATTTTGACCTATCCTTAACAGGCTTTGATGATGACGAATTGGCGGCATTGTTGGCCGAAGCGGTCGAAGAAGGTTTGACGGATGAAGATAGCGTTCCAGAGGCACCCGAAACGCCGGTGACAGTTGAAGGCGATGTTTGGGTGTTGGGCAATCATCGTCTTATGTGCGGCGATAGCACCAGCATTGATGCAGTTGATAAGTTGATGGATGGCAACAAGGTTGATCTAGTTTTCACAGACCCGCCATACAATGTGGCGTTCAATGGCCGAAGCGGAAAGCATGATGTAATAAAAAATGATAATCTATCAGACGAAGCGTTTGCAGACTTCATTGAAGGAACAGTTGCGACCATAAAAGCAGTTGATCCGAAGGCTTATTATATTTGGTGCAACTGGAATTTCTACGGCATCCTTCAGGGCAAGCTAGAATATAAGAGTTGCATTGTTTGGGCAAAGAATGTCTTTGGCATGGGGCAAGGTTATAGACACCAACATGAATTTTGTCTTTTTCACGGGAAGATTGATGAGGCCATAAAGAACGAAAGCGATCTTTGGTCGGTGAAAAAAGATCACGGATATGTCCATCCCACACAAAAACCTGTTGAGCTATCCGTTAGAGCATTTGGAAATCATATTCGTTTGACAAATGTCTTAGATTTGTTTGGCGGGTCTGGTTCAACACTGATTGGCGCAGAGCAGACAGGTCGAAAATGCTTTATGATGGAACTAGACCCGAAATATTGCGATGTAATTATCCAGCGTTGGCAAGACTTCACCGGCAAAACGGCAACCCATGAAGCCACGGGCAAAACATATGGCGAACTACAGGCGGAACAATGCAAAGCCGCTTAATGAGTGCAACCGAAGCGGCCACAAATGTTGCCATCGGCTATCTGGTCAGCGTTGCGGCAAATATCATTGTTTTGCCGGTGTTTGGGTATGATGTCACGATTGCTGACAGTTTTGCGATAGGTTTGGCATTCACTGCAATTAGTTTGGCGCGATCCTATATATTGCGCAGGGTATTCAATAGGATTTAGACATGGCAGCACCATCAACATTCCCGCTAGACACGATGTGCAAGTTGCTTGACCTAACGCCGCAGCGCGTCAATCAGTTGGTCAATATGGGCGTCCTCCCGCGCAAAGAACGTGGCCGCTATGAATTGGTTCCTGTTGTTCGGTCATATGTGAAGTATTTGCGGGAACGTGCAATCAAGGGTGATGTTCAAGCTGGCGGCGATGATTACGCAACGCATCGTGCTAGATTGACAAAGGCAAAGGCTGACATGGCCGAAATGGAACGTGAACAGATGGCGGCACGATTATTGCCGGCTGGTGACGTTGAAAAGGCTTGGTGCGATGTTGTGGCGAATATGCGCACTAAAATGCTGGCAATACCGACTAACGCCGCAGCCGACACGCAAGCGGCATCAAATCTTGCGGAAGCAAAACAAGTGTTGAAGGGAAAAGTACATGACGCGCTCGCGGAGCTCGCAGAAATGCGGGTCGAAGTCATTACGCCTATTCGGGCCACAGATGATGAAGATGGTGGCGACACAAGCGTTGAAAACGGCGGCACCGCCTCCTGATCTAACGATTTCGCAATGGGCCGACGAATATAGACGTTTATCACCAGAGGCATCGGCAGAGGCTGGCAGATGGTCAACCAGCCGTGCTGAATACCAGCGCGGTATGATGGATGCTGTTAGTGATCCTACTATTGAGCAAGTTGTCTTGATGACAAGCGCACAAATTGGCAAAACAGAAATAATAAACAATATATCAGGTTATCATATACATCAGGACTCCGCTCCGATGCTAGTTGTGCAGCCAACATTGGAAATGGCTAAATCTTGGTCGCAAGAAAGGTTTTCGCCAATGATAAGAGATAGTAATGTTTTGTCCGATATTATTGGTGATCCAAGATCGAGAGATAGTGGAAACACGATCTTGCACAAAATATTTCGGGGTGGTCACATTAGTATAGCCGGTGCAAACAGCCCAAGCGGATTGGCATCCAGACCTATTAGAGTAGTTTTATGTGATGAGGTTGATCGTTACCCTCTGTCAGCCGGTACAGAGGGTGATCCGATTGAATTGGCTAAAAAAAGATCGACTACATTTTGGAATAGAAAAATAATTTTAGTCAGCACTCCAACGGAAAAAGGTGCATCCAGAATAGAGAAAGCCTTTGCAGAAAGTGATCAACGGTATTTTTATGTGCCCTGCCCTGATTGCAAACATGAGCAAATATTAAAATGGGAAAACGTAAAGTGGGAAGATAGAAATCCAAATACTGCACACTATTGTTGTCCTGAGTGTGGAAGTGTCTGGGATGATGCTAAAAGATATAATGCCGTTAAGAATGGCAAATGGGTTGCAACTCACCCAAGCAGTAATGTTGCTGGATTTCACTTATCTGCTCTATATTCACCTTGGACATCGTTGGCGCAAGGCGTGCAAGACTTTATTAATGCTAAGGGCGATCCAATGCGTTTGAAGGCATGGGTCAATTTATATCTTGGCGAAACATGGGAAGAGCAGGGCGAGATGCTTGACGAATATGATCTAATTGATCGTGTTGAGGATTGGGGTGATGAGCTTCCAGAAGATGTCTTAATGCTTACGGCTGGGGTGGATGTTCAAGATGATCGACTGGAATATGAGATAGTCGGCTGGGGCCGTGGGGAGGAAAGTTGGTCTATCGACTACAACGTCTTATATGGTGATCCATCATCAGCGGAATTGTGGATTGATCTGGATAAGGCTTTGCAGCGCACCTACACACATCCTCTATCTGGTGACATGACACTCAGATCAGCTTGCATCGATAGTGGCGGTCATTACACGCAGCAAGTTTATAATTATGCGCGCAATCGTGTTGGCAAGCGTGTCTTTGCGATCAAGGGTATTGGTGGAGAAGGTAAGCCGATTATTGGCAGACCAAGTAAGAACAATATTGGCAAAATAAATCTATTTCCTGTGGGAGTGGATACGGCGAAGGAATTAGTGTATGCTCGCCTGAAGATGAAGGAAGAAGGGGCAGGATATTGTCACTTTCCATTAGGCCGCAACGAAGAATATTTTAGAATGCTTACTGCTGAGAAAAAAGTTATTAAGTATTTTAAGGGGCGTCCAAGGCGTGAGTGGGTAAAGATCCGTCAGCGCAATGAGGCTCTTGATTGCAGGGTTTATGCAACCGCAGCTTTAGCTGTTTTAAATATAAACATGGATGCAGTTGCAAAACAGGCCCAAAATAAGGTACAATCCGACAAACCTCAGCAATTCAGGCGTCCAGCATTGCCACGCCGCAATTCGTTCGTTCACGGTTATAGGTGATAGATGGCTAATTTATTCGACGCAGCAAATGCACCGACTACTGAACCGACTGACTTTGTGGTTGGTGATTTTGTACAATGGAAGCGCACTGACCTAAGCGATGATTATCCAAATACTGCATACACATTGACTTATGTATCAAGGGATGCTGGTGGCGGCTCACATGAGTTTTCTGTAACGGGAACCGCAAGTGGTAATGATTATTTATTCACCATTCTAGGCTCTGCGTCTGATGACTTCAGCGCGGGTCATCACAAATGGCAGCTTGAGATTGTACGCAACAGCGACAGTGAGCGCATCGTGCATGAGACGGGCCATTGGGATATCCATGTGGACATGGATGTTAATGGCGTTGATCCAAGGTCATTCGCTCAAATTATGGTTGATAAGATTGAAACCATACTTACCGGCAAGGCTGATAGTGATGTTGGCAGCTATTCCATTGCTGGCCGCTCATTAACGAAGATGACTTTTGCTGAGTTAGAAGAAGCCAGAAACCGGTATATGGGTATCTATAAGCGTGAGCAAGCAGATGAGGCAGTCAAGAAGGGCAAGCCAAGCCCTAACACGATCAAAGTGAGGTTTAGCTGATGGGTGTACTTGATCTCTTCAAGCGGTCTAAGAAAAAGCCGCAGCGCCGTAATTATCAAGCAGCCGCCAAGGGGCGGCTTTTCGCTGATTTCCATGCGTCAAACCGTAGCGCTGACAGTGAAATACGTTGGGCGCTGCGTGATTTGCGCAACCGTAGCCGTGATTTAGAACGCAATAACGAGTATTTTCGGCGTTATTTGCAGCTTTTGCGGGTTAATGTTGTTGGAGAGAACGGCTTTAACCTACAGATCAGAGGCCGAAACCCAGATAATTCGCTAGATCGCGCTGGAAATAACATAATTGAGGGCGCTTGGCGTGATTTCTCGCGTTTCGGTGGGCCAACCATCGATGGCGGTCTTTCTATGGTGGATTTATGCAATCACATCATATCTGGCGTTGCGCGTGATGGTGAGGTGTTCCTGAAGGTCGTAAAAGGCAACTATTTGCGCTACGGCATAGGTTTGCAGCTTATTGAACCTGATCTGGTGGACGAAGAAAAGAATGAGCTTGCGGCAAACGGCAATCAGGTGCGTATGGGCGTTGAGCTTGACAGCAAAACCAAGCGCCCGATTGCGTATTATGTGTTGAATTACAATAAGGGCGACTATGATTATATGACGCCAGCCGCAGAGCGTAAATATACGCGGGTTGCTGCTGATGAGATGATGCATATCTACCGTCCAGAACGCGCAGATCAGACTAGGGGTGTTCCGTGGTCTGTTGCTGCGATTGCATCATTGAAAATGTTACATGGTTATCGTGAGGCTGAGTTGGTTGCGGCTAGAACTGGTGCCGCTAAGATGGGCTTCTTCACTAGCCCCGCTGGAGATGGTTTTACTGCTGATGGGTTTGATGATGAAGGGCAATCTGTTCCTATATATGATGCTGAAGCTGGTACATTTCATCAGCTTCCTGCTGGCGTCGATTTTACGCCATTTGATCCAACTCATCCAACATCTGCATTTGCTGACTTTGAGAAAGCAGTTCTGCGCGGCATAGCTGGCGGTTTGGGCGTAAGCTATACATCATTAGCCAACGATCTTGAGGGAACAAGCTATTCGTCCATACGTCAGGGCGCATTGGAAGAAAGAGATTTCTACCGCACGTTGCATAGGTTTATGATCGATCACTTCCTTGATCCGTTTTATCGCATCTGGCTGGAGCATGTCATGGATCATGGATTTGTTCCTATTTCTGGTGAAAATAAGGTGTTCAAGTTCAGTCAAGACGTAACTTGGCGCGGCAGAGGCTTCCAGTGGGTTGACCCGTTGAAGGAGATGAATGCCGCTGTTGTAGGATTGCAGAATGGAATTATTAGCCATTCTGACATTGCTGCGACTTATGGGCGTGATGCAGAGGATACCTTTGCTCAGATTGAGCGTGATAAGGAAACAGCAGAGCAATTTGGATTGTCTATGGCTTATCAGCCGTTTGGCATGAAGCAGCCAGTACCAGCAGAGGTGGATGATGTCGAACAAACCGACTGATGGAATGGTGGAAGAAGCGAAGCGCGGCTTAGAGTGGCGGCGTGAGTTTGGGCGTGGCGGTACTGAGGTTGGCATTGCTAGAGCCAGAGATATATCCAATGGCAAGAACTTGTCAGACGATACAGTCAAGCGCATGTTCAGCTTCTTTAGCCGCCATGAGGTGGATAAGAAGGCTGAGGGATTTCGTGTGGGTGAAAAGGGTTATCCATCAAATGGCCGTATCGCATGGGCGCTTTGGGGCGGTGATGCTGGCTTTTCGTGGAGCAGACAGATTGCAGAGCGTTTAGATAAAAAGGATCGGACTATGCAAGATATAGATAAATCTGATACAATGACTCAAAATGTAGAGGATCAAGAAATGGTTGATGAAGTTCGGGCGGAGCCTGATGAGCTAAGTGTTGGCGATTTTGTTAGCTGGAATAGCTCAGGTGGAGAAGCCTACGGGAAAGTAGATCGTATTGAACGTGACGGGCAAATAAACGTGCCTGATAGTGACTTCACGATTAACGGCGATGCGGATGACCCAGCCGCCTTAATTGAAGTATATCGTGAGGGCGATGAAGGATATGAGGGATCAGGCCAGATGGTCGGGCATCGATTTTCAACGCTTACTAAAACAGCAGAGCGTGGATACAAGGACAAAGAGCGTTTTGACCGTGAGAATATGGAAACTCGCGGCATGTCGTTTGACGGTAAGGTTGTTGACGAAGACACGCGCACTGTTCGCATTGCTGTATCCAGCGAAGAGCCAGTAGAGCGTAGCTTTGGCAATGAAATATTAGACCACGATGAGCGCAGCATTGATCTTAGCTTTGCTAAGTCAGGCCGTATGCCGCTTCTCTTGGATCATGATCCACGCCAACAGATTGGTGTGGTGGAGAACGTAAACCTTGATGGATCGGCCCGTAGATTGCGGGCGACTGTGCGTTTCGGAAGGAATGGACTTGCCAAAGAGGTTTTCGAGGATGTTGTGGATGGTATCAGAAGCAACATCAGCGTTGGCTATCATGTCAACGATATGGAGCGTCAAGATGCGGAAAGCTACCGCGTGAAGTCTTGGCTTCCAATGGAAGTATCAGTTGTTAGCATACCCGCAGACCGGACAGTCGGGGTAGGCCGTGCAGCAGAGAAGCCACCCGCTCAACCTATCACTGAAACTCTTATTAGAGAGGAAACTATCATGTCGGATGAAAACAAAATCGACATCGATGCGGTAAAGGCCGAAGCTACTCGCGCTGCCGCAAAAGATACTGCTGAAATGTATCGCTTGGCTGCAAAGCACAACAAGCGTGATTTGGCAGACAAAGCCGTATCAGAAGGCCGCTCACTCGCAGAATTTCGCGGTGAATTGCTGGACGTAATCGGTAATGCACCATTGGATACGCCAAATGAAATCGGACTTGCCCCGAAAGAGGCCCGTCAGTTCTCATTGCTTCGCGCTATCCGCGCCCATGCAAACCCAACTGATCGCTCTGCACAAAAAGCTGCTGCTTTTGAATTAGAAGCTGCTGCTGCTGCGTCAGACGCGATGGGTGTTGAAGCGCAAGGCATTATGATCCCAGCAGATGTATTGCGTAGCTGGAAAGTGCGCGACATGAACACATCTGACGATGCTGGCATCATTGCTGACGATTTCCGTGGCGGCGATTTCATCGACGTATTGCGGAATGCTTCATCAGTCATGCAAGCTGGTGCAACAATGCTGACAGGCTTGTCAGGCAACGTGAAGATCCCGAAGAAAACAGCCGCATCATCTGCTGGTTGGATTTCATCTGAGGGTGGCGCATCTGCTGAAAGCGAGCCAACTGTTGGTCAGGTCACTATGGCACCTAAAGTATTGGGCGCACATACAGACATCACACGCCTTATGATGCAGCAATCATCTTTGGATGTTGAAGCATTGGTGCGTAATGATCTGACAGCTTCTATCGCTCTGGCGATTGATCTGGGTGCATTGGCGGGTTCAGGCTCATCTGGTCAGCCAACTGGTGTTCAGAACACATCTGGCATCAACACACCAACCAACTTTGCGGCAGCTAACCCAACATTTGCTGAAGTTGTAGCTATGGAAACTGCGGTAGCAGAAGACAACGCTCTGCAAGGCAACTTGGCTTACATTCTGCCAGCCAGCATGTACGGTGCATTGAAAACAACTGCAAAAGACGCTGGTTCAGGCCAGTTTGTAGTTGCTCCAGATGGATCAATGAACGGCTACAATGCAATCGTATCAAACCAAGTTACTGCTGGTGATCTGTATTTCGGCAACTTTGCTGACTTGCTGATCGGCATGTATGGCGGTTTGGACATTGTTGTAGATCCATACACTGCGTCTAGCTCAGGCACAGTACGGATTGTTGCACTGCAAACTGTAGATGTAGCTGTACGTCACGCAGTAAGCTTTGCATTCAACAATGACGGTTCATAAGAGTGCTAACTTGGGAGGGCCACTTGGCCCTCCTTTCCAATAAGGGGCCAAAGATGAAATATATTATCCTGAAATCCTGTGTCGCTGCTGGCCAAGCTAGAAAGACTGGTGACATAGTTGAGTTGAATGCAGATGAAGCTACTGCGCTAAAAGGATATGGACGTATTGATGTTGCCCCAGAGCCTAAGCCTATTAAGGCTCCTACGGATCGGGCGGCAAAGCCTAAAGCCACAAGGGCGAAAAAATGAAGATTACGCTGATCAAAGATGCTTCTTGGGGCGGGAAGAACGGCAAAGCTGGTGCAAGTCATACAGTTGATGATCGTGTTGCTCAGAAGCTAATTGATCGCGGATATGCGAAGTCATATGTAGAAGAAAAGGCTGAAGAAGATGGCACTGCCACTAGCGAATGATTTAGCCGAAATATTCAACATTGATGAGTTCGCTCAATCAATCACATATCAACGTGCTGCTGGGCGTGGGGATAGCACAATCAAGGCTGTCTTTGACAATGAAACCATCCCAGTTGACGCTGGTGGAATGACAACTGTTCATCAGGAGCAGCCTAGAGTAACATGTAGAACCGTAGATGTTCCATACATTCAGTATGATGACGCTATGATAATATCAGCAGACACTTATTATGTTCGCGCTTGGATACATGATGGCACTGGCGTTACTGTCGTGCAGTTGGAGAAATCTTGATGGCTCATGTCAGGCAGCAAATAAGAGACAGAATTGTCTCTGTGCTTAAATCCAATGTTTCTTTGGTAAAGCGCAGAGTATTTTCATCTAGGGTCTATGCTCTGACAGAAAAAGACCTTCCTGCTATCACGGTTTATACGGGATCAGAAGCATCTACCCTGCAAACCATTGGTGTAAAAACGTCTGCGCGTATTGTTTCTGTTGATGTAGATATATATGTGCGAGCAACAAGTAATTTTGATAATGATGTGGACGCTATTGCTGTCCAGATCGAAGAGGCAATAGCCAATGACTTTACGGTCAATGGCCTTGCAAAATCGGCGGTATTATCCGGTACAGACATGAATTTTTCAGGCGAAGCGGAGCAGCCAGTAGGTTCCGCAAAGCTGACATTTGATGTAAGGTATGATACAGCTATTAATAACGTTGAAACCGCCAGATAAGGAGACTTTACTATGGCAACTCACGCGGGTAGCGAAGGAACTGTTAAGGTCGGTTCTAACGCAATTGCAGAAATTCGTTCTTTCAGCTTAGAAGAAACAGCGGATACCTTAGAAGATACAACTATGGGCGATACTGCTCGCACATATAAATCATCTTTGACAACATTCACTGGATCAGTAGATGTTTTCTGGGATGAGACAGACACAAGTGGTCAGGGCGCTCTTACTATCGGAGCCTCTGTTACCCTCAATGTTTATCCAGAGGGCGATGCTTCTGGGGATACATACTATAGCGGATCGGCTATTGTGACAGGCGTTACACGCTCATCATCGTTTGATGGTCTTGTGGAGGCATCGATAACTGTGCAAGGTAGCGGGGCATTAACAGCTACAACGGTGTAAAAAATGTCATTAGCGAAACGCATTGCGGCCAAACGCGCAGAACAAGAGCGAGGCTTTCTAGATGTGGAAGAATGGGGCGAGGGGGATCAACCTCTTCGCCTTTACTTCACTACAGTCTCAGCGCGTGATATGGAGCAAATCCAGAGAAAGCACAAAGACTTCATCAACAATCCAACAATGTCTGCTATGATCGACTTGATCATTCGCAAATGTGAGAGTGATGCTGGTGAAAAGGCTTTTACGTTAGAGGATAAGCCCATCTTGATGGGTGAGCCTATAAATCTCATTGCTAAGGTTTTCGGTGCAGTTCTGGAAAGCGTGACTATAGAGGAACACGAAAAAAACTAAGAGGCGATCCTTTTAGATATAATCTGATTGCATTGGCTGAGTTGCTTGGCAAAACCATAGGTGAAATAGAGCAAATCAGTCTTTCAGAGTATAATGAATGGATCGCTTTCTTTAGGATCAAAGCGGAGCAAAAAGATAATGGCGGTTGAAAAGCTAACTTTTGAGATGAACGCCGTTGGCAATGCTGTTCCGGCGATGAAGAAGGTACAAGCGCAACTGGGATCGCTTGACCAGACCATGACGCGCACAACCCGTCATATGGCAAACCAAAACAGAGCTATGAGATCAAGCGCTGGCGGTATGCAGCGTATGACTAGAAATATGGGTAGTCTTGGTTTGCAAGTGCAAGACGTTGCAGTTCAGGCAAGTATGGGAACAGACGCACTGCGCATCTTCTCGATGCAGGGTGGTCAAATACTTAGCATATTTGGCCCGCTAGGTATGATTGCGGGTGCTTTGACTGGCGTTGGCGCTGCGGTCTTGATGGCAAGTGGTGGGCTGGACAGGTTTCGCGGTGTTTTTTCTGATATAACTCCAGCATTAGATAACTTCACAAATACACTTGGCGTTTTATTAATGCAGTTTCAGCCTCTAGTAAGCTTTGTCGGTGGTGTTCTTACTGGTGCTTTCAATATGCTTGGAGGCGTTATTGATTTTGTCTCTGATAATTTAGCTGCACTAACCACTGCGGCGGGAATATTCGTTGCAATACAATTAGGAAACATAGCATTTAAAGCTGCTAGAAGTTTCGTGAGCCTTGCAAAGGCTGTATCCGCTACGCAAATCTTGATGAGTGCATTAAATGCTGTCACAAGAAGAAATCCTATTATGTTAATTGCAATAGCTGCTGGAGTTGCCGCAGATCAACTTGGTCTTATCACTAAGGCAATGGATGAGCTAAAGGAAAAATTCCCTGAGTTTTTTGATGCTGTTAGTGATGCGGGAAGTGCTACAGCAGCTTTAATTACAGCAAGTTATGATGCACTTAATGCTGCATTGAGAACGCCAGCCACGCTAGATATAGGCGGGAATGCTGAGGATGAATTATCAAAAATAACATCAGCAACGCAAAATGCAATGAGCGCGTTAGATCAGATGAAGTCCAGAGTGAAAAGCCTCACAGATACCATAGAAAACAGCATGGAAAGTGCTTTTATGTCTATTGTTGATGGCACAATGACAGCAAAAGACGCTTTTCGCGCTATGGCGCGTGACATTATAAAAGAGCTTTATAGGATATTTGTGGTCAAGCAAATAACTGGATTTATCACAGGCGCAATCACAAGCGCATTTAATCCTGCTTCTGCGGCTGGAACAGGAGGTGGGGTTGCTCCTCCATTCGCGCCCAGAGCAATGGGTGGTCCTGTGTCTGGCGGCAGAGCCTACATGGTTGGCGAGCGTGGCCCAGAGCTTGTGGTTCCAAGCCGTAATGCTCAAGTCGTGCCAAACAATCAGCTTGGCGGCGGTGGCGGCGTAGTAGTCAACCAAACAATCAACGTCTCCACAGGCGTACAGCAAACCGTACGTGCTGAAATTAAGCAGTTAATGCCACAAATAGCAGACAGCGCTAAGGCTGCTGTAGTAGACGCCAAGCGGCGTGGTGGATCATATGGAAGGGCATTTGCATAATGGCTATTAGTTATCCTTTAGCTCTGCCTACGCATACGGGCATAGCTCAGATTGAACTAAGGGCGACTAACGCAGTTGCCTATAGTCGATCACCATTTACATTCTCAGGTCAGGCTCATGCTTATGCTGGTAAGGCTTGGCAGGCTGATGTTACGTTGCCATCCATGAAGCGCGAAGATGCGGAGAGATGGGTGGCTTGGCTCATTTCGCTGAAGGGTCAGTTAGGCACTTTTTATCTGGGCGATCCAGCGGCTACTACCCCACTAGGCTCAGCGCGTGACGCGGATACGATCTTAGTCAATGGCGCTCTATCATCTGGTGATACGATTGCCATAGATAGTGCTCCAGCAAATCAGACTGACTATTTGAAAGCTGGCGATTATATGCAAATTGGTACTGGCACAAGCAGGCAGTTGTTCAAAGTTCTTACAGATGTAGATACAAATGGATCTGGTCAAGCCACAGTAGATGTTTGGCCGAATGTCAGAACCACCATAACAAATAACGCTTCTGTTACTGTGCAAAGCACACAAGGCATTTTCAGGCTTATTACAAATGAGCAAGCGTTCAGCATCAACGAGGCAAGCGTTTACGGCGTTACATTCGGAGCGATTGAGGCAGTATGAGCAGAACAATCCCATCCGCGCTGCTGACAGCGCTTAGTCAGCCAGAGGTTCAACCCTACTATGCCGTTGAGCTTGATTTTGATACTGCGCCAGTTCGTCTTTGGACAGGTTACGGAGATCGTGACATAGGTGTAAACACATATATTGGTGCAGGTAATTTGCTTACAATCGGTGGGCTTGAAGAGGTCAATGATCTATCAGCTAAAAATATAACGCTTACGTTGTCAGGGGTGCCTTCTAGCTTAGTTTCAATTGCGTTGAACGAGCCTTACCAAAGGCGTGAGGCAAAAGTTTATTTCGGCACTATAGACACTACAACCCCGATAGAAGTCTTTAGCGGCATTATGAACACTATGACCATAGAAGATAGCGCTGAAACAAGCGTTATTTCTATTTCGGTTGAAAGTAAATTGGTGCGCTTAGAGAGATCAAGCAATCGCAGATACACCCACGAAAACCACGTTTCACGTCATGCCGGTGATACATTTTTTTCATTCGTTGCGGATCTGCAAGACAAGGATGTCATATGGGGCAGAGAGAAAGCCTAAATACTTACTTGAAATCGGTGAAAGATAAGAAATTTCAATGGGGAGCGCATGATTGTCTTACGTTCACTAATGACGCCTTTCATGCTATGTATGGCGAGGGTTGGGCTGATGATTGGCTAGGGCGCTATATGACCGGATCTAAGTTGCTGCGCAGTAAAGAGCTAAAGAAAGAGTTTGGGTTTAGTAAATTTTCTGACGCTGTAGATTGGAAGCTCAGTCGAATAGATCATGTGCCGCCCCTTGGCGCACTGATTACGACAAAAGAAGCGCAGAGATGGATAATTGGCGTTGCAATGGGCATCTGCACAGGAAGCAAGGCAGTTTTCTTATCTAAGGAAGGTGTGCTATATTTGCCGTTAGATGTCATTCATCAAGCATGGGTTAAGGTATGAAGAATAATATTCCCTACAACGTACTTAGAAACCCTAATGCTTGGGAAAATGCGCCAAGAGGGCCAGTTGCCGCTGCTGTTGGTGGGGCGTTAGGCCTATCTACTACAAGCTTATTTGGCAGTGCTGCAATCACTTTTGGCGGCATAACGCTTAGTACAGCTTCAGTTATAGGATACTTTGTTACAACGGCAATTACCTCTTGGGCAGTGTCTGCGCTATCTTCTAAGCCAGATATAGGCTCGATAAGTTCGTCTGGAATTATGGTGAACGCAAGAGAGGCGGCAGCGCCGCAAGATTTCGTTTATGGCAAAGTGCGAAAAGGTGGCATTGTAACGTTTTATGAGTCCACTGGCGACGAAAACATATATCTGCACCAAGTAATTTGTTTGGCTGGACATGAAGTTAATTTAGTTGGAGATATATATATTAACGATCAGATTGCTACATTTTCCGGCAATTTTGTTACGACTGCTGGATCTGGCGATGATGAAGTAAATTGGGACAGCAAGATCCGCATTAAGAAATATGACGGCTCACAGACCACAGCAGATAGTGACTTAGTTTCAGAGACAAGTGTAGATGCAAATTTCAAGGGTCTTGGCATATCATATTTATATGTCAGATATGAATATGACCAGGATGTTTTTGCTAATGGCATCCCTTTAATTACAGCGATTGTCGAAGGTAAAAAAGTTTACGATCCACTGACTGGCTCAACAAACTACAGCAACAATGCCGCTAGATGTATTAGAGATTTTTTGACTTCTGCTTACGGATTAAGTGATAGCGCAATTGATGATATTTCATTCGCGTCTGCGACTAACGAATGTAACGAAGATGTCACTCTTAATGGCGGCGGCACGGAAAAAAGATATGAGCTAAATGGGATTATTAGGGCAGATCGATCTGTTGGCGATGTTTTGGGTGATATGGTTACGGCTTGCGCTGGCACCTTGTTCTGGGGTTCTGGATATTGGAAGCTTAAAGCTGGCGCTTATTCCAATCCAGTTAAAGAGCTAACGCTTGATGATTTGCGCGGGCCTATTAACTTAGAGACGCGCATTAACATGCGTGACAACTTCAACACTGTTCGTGGCACGTTTAACGATGCTGAACAGTCTTGGATCACGGCTGATTATCCACAGATATCTAGCACAGCATTTAAAGCGGAAGATGATAACGAAGAAGCTTTGCTAGACTTGCCTTTGCCATTCACGACGAGCGCAGCAACTGCTCAACGTCTAGCTAAATTGACTTTATTTAGAGGCAGAGAGCAGATGACTTTGAGCGCAGACTTTGGGCTTGAAGCTATGCAGATTGAGGTTGGCGATATAATCAGCTTTACCAATGAGCGCTATGGCTTTGATGAAAAGCAGTTCGAGGTCGTTGGCTGGAGATTTTCATCAAACCAAGATGCTGGAGACTTGCGCATAAACTTAACATTGCGCGAAACATCAGCCGCGGCGTTTGATTGGAACTCTGATGAAACTTCAATCATTAGCAATAACTCAACACTGCCAGTTTTTACTTCTGTTGCGACTCCAACAAACTTAACTCTCACATCTTCTGCAATATTAAATGAAGATGGATCAACAGTTCCCGCGATTGAGGTTGAATGGGATGAGTCGCCAAATGCTTTTGTGCAATATTACGAAATACAATATAAGCGCTTAGGAACTGGCGGCGATCCAGAATTCACATCAGTATTTGGTTCATCAAATTTCTTTGTTATTTCTCCGGTGATTGTTGGCGAAAACTATCAAGTCAAAGTAAGAGCCGTTTCTGCCTTGGGTGTTAGGTCAATATTCGCAAGTGCAACGCTTAATTCGCAGGGCGATACTACAGCGCCAAATGCACCCACAAGTTTAGCTGCTAATGGTGCATCTAAGTTTATAGAGATCACTTGGGTCAACCCAGCAGATAGAGATTTAAGGCACGTTGAGGTTTGGGAAAACTCTAGCAATGATTTAGGAACTGCTACATTTATTGGGAGTTCGTCTAGCAGTGGTTTCATAAGAGGTAACTTAACTAACGGTATCCAAAGATATTATTGGGTTAGAGCCGTCGACTTTAGCGACAATAAATCTTCGTTTGTAGGAAGTGTAAATGCTACCACTTTATTCGTTCAGCCGGGAGATTTTTCATCTGCTGTAGATGATTTATTTACTGAAGCAGAAAGGTTCAACGTTAAGCCTGTGCAGTCTTTGCCTACGTCCGGTGATGCGGATGGGCAGCTTGTTTTGTTGTTGCCAGACATTACACTTTATAGGTGGGATGCTACAGCTTCAGCTTGGGAAACAGAGGTGTACGCTGATACTGCAGATAATTCAATTACTGCTGGCAAGATAGCTACTAATGCGGTCGTAGCTGACAAAATAGCGGCAGGGAGTATTATCACATCTAAACTTGCCACTGGTGCCGTAACGGCCAATGAGATTGCTGCGAACACTATTAGCGCAAATGAGATAGCTTCTAACTATGTTTACGCTGGCACACTTACAGCCGCTCAAGTCAATGCTGTCAATATTAATGCTGATGAAATGTCTACTGGTACTATTACCTCTACAACCTCTAACCCTACTGGTTCACAAAGTGGCTTTAAGGTAGACACTCAAGGTAGATTTGTAGCTGGTGATGCTGATGCTTTTATTAAGTTTAACGGTTCAGGTATCACGTTTAAAGGTGCAGTCGCTTTAAGCTCGCCCGGAATTTTACCAGTCGTATTTGAAGACAATTACGAAGTTTTCCCAACAGGTAGTGGATCAACAACTCTAAACGTCAATGCTACAAATGAAGTTGAAACCTATGCTGGTAACGGTGTTATCGGAACTGGCTTCACTGTTTTCGCTGGGGATCATTTAATTTGGACTGTAACTGTAGGGTCAAGGGTCGATCAATCTTGGACGGCTGCGGTCAAGTTTAACGGCGGAACTATAGGTACTGCATCTTATACTGGCACTGGTGGTACTTTTTCACCTTACAAGATTGCTACAGTATCAGGGTCAAACAACATAACCTCAAACTACACAAACCCAACAATCAATGTATCTGGGGCAATTGCTTCAGGGTCAGGGCGGTTTTTACAATTTAGAGTAAGAGTGTTCAGGGATTAAGATTGAGCTAATCCATTGTGTATTTTGCTATGCTCTTTGCAATTCAGCCAATATGCGGTATAGTTCGGGTGCATATGCTTAATCTCGGAGAATTTAATAATGGCAAGCTTTAACAAGGTAAACGACTTTGTGGCAAACGCTGTGCATAATATGGATTTGGAAAGTGACCAGATCGCAATAGCTTTGTCCAACACAGCGCCAAGCTCAGAGTCGTCAGACCCAAGCGCTGATGGAAACGGCATTTTAGGAAATGTCACAGAAATATCTTACACGAATGCGTCATCACGCAGCGTTACAACATCATCATCTGGTCAAGCCTCTGGTGTTTATAAGTTGGTATTAGCTGACGTTACCGTTACTGCTTCTGGCGGCAATGTTGGCCCCTTCCGTTACATCTACATTTACAATGATACAGTAACATCACCAGCAGATCCGCTTATAGGTTATTATGATTACGGTTCATCACTTACGCTGAACGATGGTGACAGCTTCACTACTGATTTCTCAGCGGCAAATGGTGTTCTGCAACTTACATAAGGGGCTGAGCAATGGCCGTTCTTAAAAATCGGGCAAAGATGTCCACAAGTACCACAGGAACTGGAACCATTACGCTTGGCAGCGCCGAAAGCGGCTATCAGACTTTTGCCGATGCTGGTGTAGCTAATGCAGATGTAGTCCGTTACGTTATTGAGGACGGCAGCAACTTTGAGATAGGCACAGGCACCTATACAAGCTCTGGCACAACTCTTACACGCACGGTAAGCGAAAGTAGCAACTCAGACGCAGCTATTAATCTTAGCGGTTCAGCTACAGTGTTTATCGGGGCTACGGCTGCGGATATTGAGTTAAGCGGAAACATGGCTGGCGATATTTCGTCAAATGGCCATGAGATTAAGTTTGCCGACAGTGGTGCAGCAGATCAAGATAGACTTACTTTTGGGGCATCTGATGATCTCCAAATATATCATGACGGCTCAAACTCTTACATCGTCGAGGGTGGCACTGGGGATTTAAGGCTGCAAGCCGCAAACTTGGCAATACAAAATACTTTTGGCCAGTACATGATCGAAGCCAACAATGGCGGCGGCGTAAATCTTTATCACAATACTACGCTGAAGGCGCAAACTGAAAGCGCCGGTTTTGCAGTACGCGGTCAACTTGTTGTCAGAGACAGCGGCGGTGGGGTGGAGTATAGGCTTCCAGCCGCCGACGGCACTAACGGACAGGTGCTTACCACAGATGGCTCAGGCGCTGTGACCTTCGCAGATGCTGGCGGCGGCGGTGGTGCTGATCTCTACGCTGCTAACGAAAGTAGCCCTGCCGCACAGCCTTCCGCCACGGGGGCAAATGCAATAGCCATTGGTGATAGTGCTGTTGCTAGTGATGAAGACGCATTTGCTGGCCCTCTATCAAGAGCTTCAGGAACATATTCTGTTGCTCTGGGGATTGCTAATAATAGTAGCTCTTATGGCGCTGGTGGAAGCTACGCCGTAAGTCTAGGCTATCAATCAAGAGCTATGGCACTTCAGTCTGTCGCAC